CTCTTTTGGAGATTTAACCACTTCCTCTGACCCTCTAAGTGTAACCACTGCAGCAACGCCTCCTTCCGCGATTACAAATATGTTAAGCTCTTCCATCACTACTTCTGGATTCACGGTGGGTTGGAGCGGTGGTGATGGGGCGACTTCCTATACGTATACAATTGACGGAGTGGCAGCGACTCCTTCGGTCGATAACGGCGTTGCTTCCAAGGAGGCAACCTTTAGTGGCTTGACGGATGGAATATCATATAGCGTTGTCGTAACTGCAATAAAGAGTTCATTAACATCTGTTTCTGACCCCCTAAGTGTAACCACTTCAGCAACGCCTCCTTCCGCGATTACAGGTTTAGCAAGCTCTTCCATCACTACTTCTGGATTCACAGTCAGCTGGAGTGGTGGTAATGGAGCGACTTCTTACACATATACAATTGACGGAGCGGCAGCAACACCTTCCGCAAATAATGGCGTTGCTTCCAAGTCCGCAACATTTAGTGGATTGAATTCTGGGACATCCTATAGCGTTGTAGTAACTGCAATAAAGAGTTCATTAACATCTAGTTCTACCCCCCTAACGGTAAGCACAGCAGTAATGCCTCCTTCCGCGATTACAGGTTTAACAAGCTCTTCCATCACTTCTGCTGGATTCACAGTCAGCTGGAGTGGCGGTAATGGAGCGACTTCTTACACGTATACACTCAATGGAGCGGCAGCAACACCTTCCGCAAATAATGGCGTTTCATCCAAGTCCGCGACGTTTAGTGGATTATCATCAAATACCTCTTACACAGTAGTCGTAACAGCCGTAAATGTAAGCGGCAATGCTGTTTCAAATCAATCCACAGTTACTACACAGGAATCTGTTCCAATCAATCCAGGTTGGTCGCCTAGTACGAATGTAACAATCACTGGTAATAATACTATACAAAAAACTGGAGGAGTAAACGGAAATGAAGATGCAGGTTCCAGTTCATATATAAACTTTACATATCCACAGGTTATTACTTTCTCAGCGAGTTCATCCATTCAAGCAGCTGTTGGTCTTGGTGGTAATTCAGGTTATGACACTTCAAATGAGAGAGTATACAGCATCTTTTGGAGACTAATGCCGAATGGCCAATTTGAAATATTTGATTTATATATCTATACTGGATGGGCTACAGGTACTTACACTTCTCAGACTGTATTTAAAATAGCATTAGATATATCAAACCCGTCAATTAGATATATGGTATTTTATAAAGATAATGTGGAAGTGGTAAGAGTAAATACAAATAATTACCCTATAAATTATTTTAATGTGAGTATTAATACAAGTGGAGGGACAATTAATAATATTACACTTATGTCTTAATAATTAAACATTAATCCTCCACGTCCACCATAGACTCGTAACATGTTATATGTTTCCGCCCATACATAGATTGTATATGCTGGAACATCCGATTCTAGGACAGAGCCACGAAATGGTTTGAATGCTAGAGAAAGCTCTAAGCGAGTAATTTTATCCAAGTTTGCTTGTCCCATGGGGTTGCTCAGGCCGAATTCCTCAGAGTGTGTGCCAAAGGGTAAATGATAGTAATATTTATGATGCCATGGTGTTTTTCTTTGTTCAACCGTCGGGAGAACAGACCGGAAAAATGCTGGAGAATCCGTCGCATATCGTATCATTTTGCCTTCGTATAATAACTGCATGGTTTGAATAGGCTCAGAATCTATTGCAGAATATGCAGGCACGAGCGGGGTAAATCTATCCAGGCTCAGCCCTGCCGCATCTGGCCACCATGGCGCAATCAGGCCAATTCCACTCAAATCGGCGATATATAATCCAGATAAATCTCGGGTGGCCAAGAATGGCGCATTCAGCAAATCGGCGGCAGGATTGTGTGCGACCATATAGATATCTCGACAAGGATTGGGTATGCGGAGAGAAATCTTGGTTTTCGCGAGGCCTTTCGTGTCATGTGTAAAAGGATAATGTTGGACTATGGGATACGTCAAGTCGGCGAGACGGATTCTGTTTGCCTCGGGGCCGTCTAGATACACGTATTCAAACAACATGTAGGAATCCTGTAATTGGAATGTATCGGGCATCTTGATTCCGGGAATTTCTCGGACTCTCACGGATTTCTCGGGATTTCCGTTGAGGCCGAAGACGTCTTTTCCATCGGCAGTTGGTGGGTCATCAAGCACGTAAAACGGACTGCCTGCAATCGGAGGCATGGCAAGGCTTCCTGTTACGGCGGCGACGGCGGCTCTCGCCTCATCCCCTTTATTGAAAACGCGCGCACAGCCGGCCGTTGTATAGAAGGATTCCGTGGGCGACACTGCCGGGCTGCCTGGTTTTATCAGATAGGTGCGAGGGTCTTTGATACGACTCGTTGTCGTGTAAAGTGCGTCCACCACGTTGAATGCCACCGATGTTTGTACCAAGTCATTGCCTAGGGCGTCAATGGGCAAGGCCATGGAAGGGTCGCCGCGCGAAAACCAGAATGGCAGAGGGGTGACGAGTTGTTGAGAGGCTGCTGAGAATCCATTGGATTTCGGCGTGAATCCATTGTCGTGGCGACCTAGCATACGGTTCACCGTTGTGGTTTTTTCCAGGGGAGTATGGAACTCGTCCAGAACTTCCAGGAGTTTCCCGTCAAGTGTGTCGATGCGATTTCCCCCAATACTCAGCTCCGCGGAAACAACGAGTGCATGACCAATGGAATTCGTCCAGCCGAACGTGGGTCCGGCGAATTGGAGCCCGCGGTCGGTGGCGTATTTTCTCGCCGCCGCCTGTGCCGTGGAAATATCTGGCATGGTGGTCACGAGGAATGCGCGGCTCACTAAATGTCCTCTGCGAGGCACCGTAATTCTGGCCGTCGTTCCAAATGCCGGCCGATTGTCGAAATCCACGCGATACCATTCCGTGGTAAATCGTCCTCCTTTTACATAGGCTCGTTGAAATGCGTCGGTGCTCGGCTGTCCTTTCGGGGCGAGGAGGCGCTCATCTTGCATGCCCGAATTCAAGAGTCTCAATAGACCCGCTGAGGCCATTCTGATGTTGTCCCTTTACAAAATCTTTAGAGCAGAATAGAAGGGATGGGCTCTGGCGCAAGTAAAGGAAGCGGCAACAATTTCATAGGCATAACCTATCTACACCTTTTAGCTGGTCTAGGTGTTACGGCGTTAAGCTCCAATTACCCTGTGAGCAATACCGCTACGGCGCAAATCGTGGAAATTGTATTGGTGTTTGTGCTTTTATTTGCCATGTCGTATGTACAACCGGGGCCTCTGAAATATGTGTTGTTTGCACTTTTTGCGGTGATTATGGGCCAAGTCCTGGCGAACTTTGTTGCGCGGCTGAAGGCGGAGAATGTGTTAAAGGATGTATTGGTGACTGTGGGAGGTATTTTCCTGGCGATGACTGCTTTGGGCTTTTATGATAAGCAGAATATTCTCGGCTTCGGCTCTTATCTGTTGGCAGCATTGATTGGCCTCATTGTTGCTAGGCTCTTGTTGATAGCGGGTGCCTTTGGTGGTGTGAAGATGGAAACTATATCTTCCTTAAGCGAGGCTCTATCTTGGTTTGGAGCTGGGCTGTTTTCTATCTTCGTCGCGTATGATACGCAGAGGATAAAGGAGATTGCTGCACGGCTCAAGAACCGTACTCCGGATTATGTGGATGCCTCTCTCGGACTTTTCTTAGATGCGATCAATCTGTTCACAAATGTAGGAGATATTATGGATAATTAGAACGGATCGATGGGCACTTATTATAAGATGAAGAATTACCATGTTTTTCTCATGTTTTTGAAAGTGGCGATGGTCGTTCAGCTTGTGCTTATATTATTAAAGCTACAAAAGGAAGATTCCGTAATATACCTACTATCGGAAGTTGCCTTCAAAGTTTTCCTTGGACTTTTCTTGATGATGTATTTTTTCATTGCCGGCTCATCTGATTTTGATTTCTGGGATGAAGTGTTTATTTCCTTTGGCGGAGGTTTGCTGATGTTTGATGCGGTGTATAATGTTCTACCGAAGGTTTTCTTACGGTATGGAATACATTTTAATCCGTATACATTTTATTTGTCATACCATCCTGAAAACGGAGCCACTGCAGAGCCAGAACAAACACCTTGACTTCCCAGTCTTGCTCTAAGGAACCCCCAGGCGGAACAATGGTTAGACCCAGTCGAATAGATTGTACGCGAGAAGCATTCGCCGTTCCTGCCGGCTGATGACGTCCAGGCGTGCTGGAAAAGGAATATCCGTATATGAAATTTTCATACGCGGCAATTCCTCCCTTGTGCCTTAAGGCAATATGCTGACGAAACCATTGCTCTTCTGCGCGGACAATATCCACGCCATTACATTGAATAGTGGCAGATTGTAAGAGGGGTTTCGTCGGATTATAGGTCGCATCATATTCGTAACTTGTGACGGCCGAATAATTCGTCCATTCATTGTTGTTCTCCACCGATTTACGACGGACAAACCAGATAATCTCTTCCACAGGGTGATTTAATTCCAGGGGCAGCAAGACTTGGATGGTATCGAGGGTTGTTTTATTGACGGCGTATTTGAGAGGCTCGGTAAAATGGAAAGTCGTCACGTTGCGCGTGAGAATCTCAAACGGGTTGCGCAGAATCTTATTGCGGATTGAGCCATCCGTATGAGCTGAATAGGTAATGAGCTGGATATTCTTGAATTGGGGGATGTTATCGTAGGCTTTTATCTGTACTGCCGTTGGCACAGGATTTGCGAGTGTCTTAATAGTATCGCTGATAAGAAATGTTCTGCCGAGAGGGGTATCGTCACAGTTGGTCCGACGTCCTGTTACGATTCGGACGCATTCCTTGAATGGTCGTAGTTGCACATGAATGCGGATAGAGCCTTCTTTACAGGCGAGGACAGGAAATGCTTCCTGGAGCTTCACACGAGAAAAGAAAAACGGCAGCGGGATAAAAAGGGTGCGGCTCGTGGTAGGAAAAGGTTTCGCCAGAGAACTGTGTAAAAGGGATGATAGTGGTTGTCTGCCAAGGCCGTCGGTCGCTAGGCCGAATTGGGAATTCAGGTCTTGGAATAATAGGCTGCTCACGTTCAAGAAATCTCCATCCACGATTTCAATGGTTTGGTCGCCGACTTCCAGCTCAGCACGCTCTAAGATAACCGTGCCGAGAGAATTTGCATAAAACCATTGGTCTCCTTGCGTTCCTGCAGACATATTTCCTGTAATTGTTGTGGGGTGAGTGTTATTCACCGTATAAGTTCCCACGCCACCAGGTATTCCTGATACAAATCCCGTGATTACAGTACCAGGTAGAACACCATCTCCTACAACGGGTGAGCCGATGGATACTATGCCAGATATCATCGTGGCAACGTTCAAGCTCGTTAAGTTAATAGACCCTATGAAAGAGCCAGTGGCTGCATACCTCCCAGATTCCATGCGTAGGAGGTCGGTATCATTGAACCAATGACTGAGGTCTATTTGTAGGACTGTGTGAAAGAGGATATCCCCTGCACTTGTGGACTTCAGGTCAAAGGTGAATCGTTGGCCGAAACCTGTGGGGCCGCGAAAAGGATATTGTTGCACACAGGTGGAAAACGGTCTTAGACGGCGGGACTGCTCAGGAAGCCACCATGTTTTATCCGATGATAGCGGTGTGAATTCATTGTCCTGGTAATCCCTCGGAGTAAGGTCGAGCAGGGTCACGATATCGCCGCTCGGCCGAGTGAATCCCTCTGACTGGGCAGGAGCAAGTGGCAGGTCTTCCACGCTCATCTCTTTATTAATTCATGGAAAGAAGTTCTGCGCGGCCTTTTCCATCCGTGCGTAACTCCGCCCAGCCTTCTGTAATGACGAACAGCTCTGTTGACCTCGCGGAGGCGGCGGTGCCGGGCGAGGCCAGGTCAATGAAGAACGTGGGTTTATCGGCGCTTGAGAAATTCACTGCGCCGCCTACTTGGGAGCCTATATCTGGAAATCTGGAAGGGGCGATTGCGCCGAAGGACCAGTTCATCGTATTGATTTCCAGGCCAGTATCCGTATCTTCTTTTGCATAATTCGTGACGTCTCTCCATATGAGCGGGCTGCGGGGGAATTCACGGGTTTGGCCGGCCATCAGAAACGATAGGCTGTTGTAATAGGGTTTTCCGTTGTTCGTATTTATTTTATAGAGACGATTCGCCATTGTATCGGTGGTGTTTCGGAAATACCATGTGACTCTGTTTACAGGATGCCGCCCGTCCAAGCGCCGAGAAATAGTGGCTACTCCTCCAGTAATCACGTTGGAATAATCTAGGCTACTCTGCGTGAATTTGTTTTCGTAAATTCTGGAGAAGCGGGTTTTTACAGGTCGGGTTTCCATGGCTTGTTGGACATCCTTATCCACGTAGATTTGCATGGTTTCTAGAGAAATCTTGGGTTGTAGAATATTTTCGCGCTCAAGCGTTTGGAATGTAAGTGGAACGAGGGCAGCGGCTGATGTCCTCTGATACATGGTTTTGCCCCACGGCGTAGGTTTCGCGGTTGCTGCAGGATTCGACGATTCCACGAGGTCTTCTAGTTTCCGAAGCTTACAACGGAGTCTATATGTATGTCTCGTCATCGCCCTCTGGGGAAATCCAACATCAGATGGGCCTTGTTGGCATCCTAGTAGGGGCAGCTCTAGACGCAAGGTGGGTGGGGCGGCATTTCGGCCGATTTCTAGGGGGGTGCCGCCGTGGCTACCCGTCTGTGCTGTAGTTATGAATCCTTGGCCGTATGTGCCGACATTTTTGGACAAGGCCCACAGAGTATCGCCGCTGAATTCTTGTAGTAGAATATTATCTTGATAGAATCCGATTTTTTCAAATAAGAAATAGGCGATTCCTTGGATATATCCGTAGGAAATTCCTTCTACATCATTTATCACCGAATTCCTCACGAGTTTCGCCTGTGCAGGAGGAAGCCAGGTGGGAAGTTCGATGACCAGGGTAGGCGATTTCATCAGGTCGCCGACCAAATCAAGCTCAAACTCCACGGTGCGTCCGAATTCCACGGCGGTTGTGGGGAGAATGCGGCGCATTTCTTCCAGGCGCGGAGTCTGTGCGACATACGTATTGTCAAATGCAAACCGACTATCATGTTGGTCTTGGAAAAAATATACATCTTTCTTGCCTCGGGAGACGAGCTCGTATAACGAGCCTTCTGCTGAAGCACTCATCTGATGATTCGCTTCATAATTTAAATGTGAGAAGAGGCCGCGTTTGCGGCAGCATCTATGCCCTTCGTAGAAGAAGAGGCAGGAGCAACAACGTCCAACAGAATACGGGAAATCCCCATCATGATAATGGATGAATAGGACACCTGTGTAGAGCTGATTACCTGAACACCCAACTGGCACACAGGGCTTCCAGAGGTGACCATTCCCTGTAGAAATCCCCAGATTCCATCAGGCACACATGCGGCGTTATACAACTTTGTCATTCCATAATGAGTCGAGTAAGAAATAAGAGCAGAGCCGAGCGCTTTGCCGATTGCGGATGTTGCCATTGCGGATAAAGTCGCGAGGATAGGCATCTATTATTTATGGGCGCTCCCCGTTAAGGCCTTGGTGGGGGCTGCCTTGTTGCATGGGCAAACTATTCATCAGCCAGTTGTTCTTTCAACTCCTCCGTTGCTTTCAACAAAAACGTGGGAGGTTTTCCTGAGTACTCTGGAAGAGTCAAATGACCTATGCGACCATATCTCGCAAAATCAATGGTTTCTGTTTTAGGGGCGCCATCGGAAATCCAGGTATCGAGGGCTTGTTTCGTCGCCTTGTAACCTAGGTCTTCGGAATGTATGCCGACTTCAATAAGCCTTTTCAGCAAAGTCACAGATTCTTTGACTCGCTCTGCTTTTGTTTTTTGGACCTTGGACATTCTTTCTAAACGATGTTATTACTGTTTAGGGAGGCGCTGGGCGCAGAAATTCATGGATGATACGTAGGGAATTCCCGCGGCATCGTAATATACATATCTCAAACCAGCATCAAAATTCATTTTGTCTTGCTGAGATGCAAATTTAATTGACTCTATATACGTTATATTATTTTGAGGTGTGTAAGTGGCTATAAGGGGACTAGAGCCGACTGATTGATTCACGCTCACAGTATACGTTCCTGTGCCACCCGTGCCCGTGGCAAGCCGAGTGATAGTGGTGCCTGCCGCAACAGTAGCGCCTGTGATGAGCTGACCTACTGCAAGGTTGCCCGTCGGCGTGGTCGTCACCGTCAGCAGACCAATAGTACCAGTGATGGGTGTGGAAGCAACTGTTTGTATGATGTCGACATAATATGTTCCTATGCCGCCTGTTCCCGTTCCAAATGCAGTGATGGTGGTGCCAAGGGCAGTGGTGCCTCCCGTAATCACCATACCAATGTAAAACGTACCAGCAATTGTCCCGCCAACGGTGAGTATGTTGGTCGTTATGGAAGAACTAGTTGAAGTGGCCGTGGCAGGTGCAATACTGCCTGTGAAATTGATATTTACGGGAGGATTTGTATATAAACTTGATTTTACCTGGTTTGACGCCTCAACGGCTGCTGTCGCCACAGTTGTTTGTAACTTCTTCCGAATAAGATCACTTGCGTCCATTCTGGTCTAAGGTTTTAAAATAATTACTGTAGAGTTATGTGTGGCATATGGGCATGGATTCATGCGAAAGGTGTTCATGTGGACACTAATAAGATATTAAAGGCTGTTGAACATATCGTGGCACGTGGGCCAGAGGGGACTCGTATTCAGGAAATCGGAGGCGATGCCAATGCAACATTTGCATTCACTCGCCTAGCCATCAATGGACTGAATCCAGACGGGATGCAACCTTTTACACAGGGCTCTGCGACTTGGATGTGTAATGGAGAGATTTACAATTCTCGGCAAATTGAGGAGGCACTTGGATATGTGTCAAAGAGTGGATCAGATTGTGAGGTGCTTGGAGAGCTTTGGACTGCCTCTAAAAACGCGGTGACATTTTGTCGGGCTCTAGACGGTGTATTTTCGCTAGTGTTATACGATGCGGCGGCCAATGAATATATCGTCGCGAGAGACCCGTATGGGGTTCGTCCGTTGTATTGGTCTCAAGATAAATTTCGGGGGACGATGTTTGCCAGTGAACGGAAGGCGCTGGAGGGATTCGTGGAAAGTTATGCGAAAATCTGCGAATTTCCACCGGGCGAGGTGTGGCGTGTAAATAGTGAGGGGATTGTGTCAAAGAGTGTATATCATATGGTGCCGTGGTTGAAGGGGGTTTTTTCAGGCGAGGCGGGTATCTTGTCTGCCGTGCGCGACTCGTTTTTGGCGGCTGTGCGCAAACGGCTGATGACGGAGAGGCCGGTCGCTGCACTCTTGAGTGGGGGGCTGGATTCTTCTCTCGTCGCGGCGTGTGTGCAGAAGATGTTGATGGATTCTGGTGCTCGGCCATTGAAGACGTTTAGCATCGGCATGCGTGGGAGCAGTGATTTGAAATACGCTCGCCTCGTTGCTGGCTGGATTAAGTCCGAGCATCACGAGATTGTCGTGACGGCGGATGAGATGTTTGCCGCAATACCGGATGTGATTCGTGATATAGAGTCGTATGATATTACTACCGTGCGCGCGTCAGTGGGGAACTGGCTCGTTGCGCGAGAAATCCGTCGTAGAACCGAGTGTAAGGTGGTATTTAATGGGGACGGCTCAGATGAGGTATGGGGATCCTATCTGTATTTTTACAGGGCGCCGAATGATTATGCGTTTGAGGCGGAGACAGTGCGGCTTCTCGCTGGGATGCATCGGTATGACGTGCTGCGCTCGGATAGGAGCATTAGCTCGCATGGCCTGGAGGCGAGGACGCCCTTTCTCGACAAGCAGTTTGTAGGGGTTGCAATGTCTGTGCCCACGGAGCTGCGTCGCCCCGTTCCAGGTGAGCGAGTAGAGAAGGATTTGTTGCGGAGGGCTTTTGCGAGCACGGATTATTTGCCTGGCGATGTGTTGTGGCGGACAAAGGAGGCGTTTTCCGATGGAGTGAGCACGTCCGAGAAATCTTGGTTCCAGGAAATCCAGGAGCGGATTCTGGAGGGGGGGCTTGTTCCTTCGGACTGGGAGGAGTTGGCGAATAAATATCCTTCACCGGTTCCCATTACGCCTGAATCGTTTTATTATCGGTCATTGTATGAAAGTATGTATAAGAAGACGGGGGATTACTGGCCGTATTGGATGCCGCAGTGGTCGCCTGAGACGAAGGACCCGAGTGCGAGAACTTTGGCGGTGTATGCTGCTAGTTCCGTAAAGGCGTCTGATTCTCCTATATAAAACCTTTATAAGGAACAATGGCGACGTGTAATTTGGAATCTGTGTTAAAAGGGAATATGTTCAAGTATTTGGATAGAACGAAGTTTGAGATTGTGATTACTCGTTTTAACGAGCCGTTACCTTGGACGAGTGGGATGGAGCATTTGTGTACGGTGTATAACAAGGGAGAGGCGGGGTTTCAATTAGACAAGGGGGCGAAGATTGTTTGCGTGTCTAACCACGGAGTAGGGACGGAAACAATTCTGCGGCATATTATTGCACGATATGATTCTCTTGCGGATGTGACGTTTTTTAGCCAGGCCACGCTGTGTGATAGGGTGGACCAGCCATTGTATCGCTTGAAAGATTATTATTTGAAATGCTCTGTTGGGGGTGTATTTGCATATAAGGATAGGTTGGAAGAGCCGGCGGAGTCTCGGTTTCAGTGGAGAATATCGTCACCTTCGTGTAAATCGATAGGTGATAAGACATTTGCCGAGTGGAGGCGGGAGGTTGCGGGTATACCGTATCGGCGCTTACACGAGTCTTGGGTAAAAGGAGATTGGATTTCTGTTGGACGAGAAAGAATACGCCAGCGGCCGTTGTCGTATTACCAGGGGCTGTATGATGCGTGCCAGTTTTCTCGCGGAATACTCGTGGAAGAATGCTGGTTCTTGGAGAGGACGTTTTATTCTATGTTTGGTGGGGCGTGAGGATACGTTCTTACAGAAAGAAGATTTATAAACATTATATAGAATCAGATGTCTTCTAGTATATATGACATTACACCACAATCTGTTATGCACTGGGCGAATGCAGAGCTTGAACACGTTGGTCGCATTGCTTCCATGAAAGATAAGAATCTCCAGTATTCCTATGCTCAATCTACTATAAATGGAATGGCACATCTGAAAGATGCCATTTTTCAACTTGTAAATGATCCAGAATATAAACGATACAAACCCGACCTCTTAGTCCTTCATGGGAAAGTCATTCGAACCATGAAGCATTTGATAAAGGATTATCGTGTAGATTTAAATGAGATTAGGGCGTTTAATACACGCAAGGTTCTTAGCGACTTATCGTATTTGACTAAGAAAAACAGAAATACTGTAAAAAGTTCTTCCAACAAGGGAAAGAAAATAAACAAAACAAAGAGAGCAACTCAACGTCGTCGTGCCTAAAACTTGAATTTGGCTGGGGGTTGGGTGAAAAGGTCACCATGGAAAAACGGCGATGTCTTGCTCGCCTGACAAGTTGGAGCAAAACATCGGTGCGGCTTGCGCCTTGTATGACAGCTTCTCGTATTGTTCTTTGTAAAAATACTCCTGAAGGGGATTCTCCCATTTGCGAGTATTGTAAGGGTCGTCCTGTGGATGGGAAATACCAGACGCGGATGATACATGGGCTTCTTACAGAGCCTATACCAGAAGGTTCCAGGCTGTATGGGAGTCCTTGGTATTGGATGCAAGTGGATAAACATGGAGAGCCGACAAATAAGGAATGGTTGGCGGCGGCGATGGCGAGTCAGGCAGCTGCAGAAGAGGCTGTTGACGCCGCAGGTGTCAAGGGGTGGACTGCTTGGAAGGTTCAAAGGATGGGTGTAAAAGAGATGGAGATGAGGAAACGGAAGGCTGAGGGAGCCAAGGCAAAGGCTTTTGCGGCGAGGGCTGGGGCAGCAGCAGCAGCAGCAGCAGCAGCTGTAGCAACAAAGCCTGCGCCTGCAGTAGCAAAGAAGGCTGGAAAGTCTGGGACGCTGCTGAATATCTTTTACAAGGTCGATAAAAAATACGAGGAGGCGGCTCCTGACCCCGTGATGATGGAGACAGATTCCTATTGCATACGGAAGCAGAAGGTTGGAGAGATAGAAGTCTGGATTTCCGAAAATGGGATGGTGTTTGATTGCGAAGATGGGGGGAAAATCGGGGAATGGATTGGGCGATACGTGAACGAAGAATTCGTGGAGATTTAGACCCTACGTATTAACTTCCGTGGATATTAGAGTCGTAATACTATGCTAACATTTTAATTATTCGCAGTTTATATAACAAAATGGACCTATTTACAAATTTATTCTGGATTAGTTCATTGATGTTTTTCATATTATCTTTTTATTTACTGTGTTGTACAAAAAGAACTCCTATTTTTTATGCACAGATTGCCTCAGGATGTGGTATGTTTATTACCAGCAAGATTGGGCGTAAATTTTTAGGATTGGATTAGATTTATTACAATAAAATTGATTTATACAGGATATATATCTTAGATAGATGAACTATACGTGCGATTGCGAAATTATTTCAAAGAATAAGTATTATGCATATGCTGGAACCATTATTGCTATAGTTGCCATTGTATTGATTATATTATTTGCTTAGAACTGTAACTATTCAAACAGAACACTCTACGGGGCATGGGTGCGTTCAAAGGTCTAAAGAATATCCCCCGATATACACTAGGAGGTGGTGGATTCTCCTGGGGGGCCTTTTTTACTTCTGATAGCTCAGTTGGCAGAGCGGGGGATTGTAGTGATGATTATTTCGCTGCCCTTACCAATCCTCCCCAAGTCGCTGGTTCAAATCCGGCTCAGAAGAATTTTTGGTCCAAAATCCCCTTGGTCTGATAGCTCAGTTGGTTAGAGCACTCGGCTGTTATTACGTGGTTTTTCGGGGAAGACCATGGATATGTGTTGTTGTTGTGACTTACCCAACTCACATGTTTGCAGCGTATACCGGGAAGTCCTGGGTTCAACCCCCAGTCGGACCGCCATTTTTTATATCGTTCTACGACCTAAAAAATGACTTTGTATCTTCAGTCGTTATATTTTCGGAAAATATAACGGGCGGAGCAGACGAGCTGTATCTCAGGGCAATGACTCTTGTGACGCCGAAGTTTCCAGTGCCACCCCTTCGACATACATGGTTGGCCCCATGTTCTTAGTATCCTTGCACCACATCTTTATTATTGATGCGAGGTTACACGGAGACCTGTTATATAAAACGGGTTATGTTGGACAAGGGGGACAGGAAACTTTGATTCTAGATGACCCGCCATCATCAAGAATCTTTTAAAGTGAAATATAACTGGGATTATCAGTAATCAATGTTTCCTCAAGGCAACCGGCCGGTGTCTCAGGAAGCACGAGCGGCCGCTCCTCATTCTCTATGCATTCTTTGTTAGAAGAATACATGGTTTATACTCGCTTGCGATATGTTGTTCTTTTACGTGATTTCCCGTGTTTGAATGTTTTTTTGTAACGAGACCCTCCTTTTTGACGACGCCTATCGACCATAGATGGCTTACCAGCGACGGAGGTGCCTCTTGCTTCTGCTTGTGCACGCTTTGCTTCTATTGGTGAAAGCTCTTGCTCCATTCCACCTCCACCTGCAGCTGCCGCGGCCGCGGCTTCTTTAAGCCTTGATAATAATTCACTTGGCGAAAGTTGTCCCCTTACATTTGTCACTCCTGTGGAAAGAGGTGGTGTACGGAAAGGATCAGGGGGCTCTAATGTATTTACGTCTCCTCCTCCACCGCCACCACCCCCACCACCGCCGCCACCCCCACCACCGCCGCTCTCCATCACCTCCTCATCCGCCTCCACTGTATCCGCCACTCCCCCTTTTTCTTCTTCATAAATGGTAAATCCAGGTATTACAGCCCCATACTCTTCAACCATTGTATAAAACTGTTCAATATCTATATTTGCTATAGGTCTAGTAAAAGGTGAAACCGATGTAGGAGCAGGCGACGCCGCGAGGCTAGAAGCAGCAGCAGAAGCAGAAGCAGAAGCAGAAGCATAACCAGGATTATTCGACAACCTTAAAATTTCTCGTTTTAAAACCACAATTTCAGGCTCAGTAAAATTAAATCCCGTCAAAAAATCCTCTATTACAAAATCAGCATCATCAGGTTTTAGTTCATAATCTAGTTTTTCTTGTAACAAATATAAAATACTTGCAAGGGGTAATCCCAAAAAAGGATTATCCACGAATATGTATTCACCGTTTTCAGCTTGAACCCTAAGAGTGAAGTCGGCGTAATCCGTTGTATCACTAGGGTCAATGGAAACAAACGGTAAACGAAACAAACTACATTCTCTAGGTAATCCAGCTATTCCTTTTGCAACTGAAAAAGAATATTCAAATAAGACATTTATCAATGCTAATATAAGATTTATGCTTAATATATTCGCTCCGCCCTTTTGTTTATATGTTTTATTTCTATATTTACGACCTTTACGCTCTGTTTTTTTCCATCTTACACCTCCAGATTGTGAGTTATAATCGCTATTCCTTCTCTTTCTCCCACGCCAAGGAGGAGCAACTGCCCCGCCGCCCTTTCCGCCGCTACCCTTCCCACCGCCGCCGCCCTTCCCACCGCCGCTACCCTTCCCGCCACCCCCGCCACCCCCGCCACCGCCGCCGCCACCATCGCTGCCCCTCAAGCCAATAAGTGCCTTTCGCACCTTAGGTTCGCCAACGGTGCTGCGCTTTTCTGCTTTTTTAGCGGGATCCACCCCCCTTGCTCTCGACTCCGCCCTGCCCGCCCGCCTTGCCGCCATCTCCTCATTGAGTCT